ACCACCTCCACAATATATTATATACATATAATATATTGCGAAAAAGTAATGAACACCCTAAGAAATTTCGTTTTTACTTCGTTGACATTTCGTTTTATATATAGTAAAATGATAATGTAAAATTCTATAGTCTTATTTCTTAGGTCCGGAGATGCCACTCCGGACCTTTTTTGTTGCAAAAAAATATGGAGGTAAAACAATAATGTAGCTCCTTCCGTTATTGAAACGGAAATGAAGGAAAATACATTTATTTATGTTGACATTGATAAGCTTATTCCGTACGCAAACAATGCTCGAACACACAATTCAGAACAAATTAAGCTTATTCAATCAAGTTTGCGAGAGTTTGGTTTTATAAATCCCGTAATTATCGACAGCCATTACGGAATAATTGCGGGTCATGGCAGAGTGTTAGCAGCCAAAAAAGAAGGTATTAAAAAAATACCTTGTATTCGTGTTGAACATCTCACAGAAGCACAGAAAAAAGCGTATATATTAGCAGATAATAGGCTTGCAGAACTTTCAGAATGGGATGAACAGCTTCTCAAAATAGAAATTGAGGAAATTGAAGGTCTTGATTTTGATATGGATTTGTTAGGATTTGACCTTGATGATTTTCAAATATCAGACTTAACAGAAGAACAGTCAGAAGCAAAAGAAGACGATTACGAAGAACCTGTACCAAAAGTGCCAAGAACAAAATCAGGAGATATATACAAACTTGGTGAACACAGACTAATGTGCGGTGACAGCACTAATATTGAAGATGTAAAATTGCTGATGAGCGGTAATTTAGCAGATTTGCTAATTACCGACCCGCCTTATAATGTGAATTATCATGGAGGAACAGCACAACAGCTTACAATCAAAAATGACAGTACAGAAATGTGCTGTCTTTTCTTTTGCTTATTTTTACATAAAGAGAGGTGGTGACGGTGGCAAAAGGAAAGTATGAAAAGTGGTTGAAAGAAGAAAATTTATTACTGCTTGAGGGCTGGGCAAGGGACGGTCTGACCGATGAGCAGATAGCTAAGAATATAGGAATTACAGTATCAACATTTTATGAGTGGAAGAAAAAGTATTCGGAGATTTCGGAGTCCTTAAAAAAGGGCAAAGAGGTTGTGGACTATCAGGTTGAAAACGCTCTGTTATCGTCAGCGCTTGAGGGCAACACTACCGCTCAAATCTTCTGGCTTAAAAACCGCCGCCCCGACAAGTGGCGAGATAAGCAAAAAGAGGAAACCGACAAGACCGCACTTGACAAGCTCGACAGCATTTTGAAAGAAATCAAAGATGACGCAGAAAGGAGCACAAACAATGCCGTACACGAGTAAGCAAAAAGAATACATAGCAAACGCAACGCATCGTTGGAACATAAAAAGCGGTGCGGTGCGTTCGGGCAAAAGTTTTGTTGATGTTACCTGCATTGTGCCTATGCGTATTCGAGAGCGAATAGGTAAAGACGGTTTGTGCTTTATCATCGGAGTGTCAAAGGAAACAATCGAGCGAAATGTTTTACAGCCTATGCGAGAGCGTTACACCTCTGATGTTGTCGGTACGATTAACAGCCGAAACATTGCAAAAGTGTGCGGTGAAGATGTGTACTGTTTGGGTGCGGAAAAGGTCAGTCAGGTTGCTAAAATTCAGGGTGCGTCGGCAAAATATATTTACGGTGATGAGGTTGCAAAGTGGAACGAAGATGTTTTCAATATGCTTAAATCCCGACTTGACAAGCCTTATTCGTGCTTTGACGGCAGTTTAAACCCCGAACACCCAACGCACTGGCTCAAGAAATTCATTGACAGTGACGCAGACATTTATTTGCAGGAATACACGATTTTCGATAATAAATTCTTATCCGAAGAGTTTGTGAAGAACCTTTGCAATGAATATGAGGGCACTATTTTCTATGACCGCCTTATACTCGGGAAATGGGTGCGTGCAGAGGGTGCGATTTACCGCAGATTTGCCGATAATCCCAAAAAATTTTACTGTCAAATTACCGACAAAATCAACACAGATTCACCGTACAGGCAGTTTTTGAAATCGGAACTTGAAGAAGTGACAATCGGCATTGACTTTGGCGGCAATAAATCGGGTCACGCATTTGTGGCAACGGCAAAGACAAGAGGCTACAATAATTTAATAGTGTTGAAAAGCGAACGGCACTTCGGTGAATACGACGGAAACGACATTGACAGGCTGGCAATTAATTTTGCACAGTCTGTTTTTGATTTGTGTGGTGTTGTTGACTTTGTGTATTGGGATAACGCCGAAACCGTGCTCGGCAGAGGCATTAAACGAGCGTTTGAAGAACATTTCCCGAATACCATAGTCAGACCCGCACGCAAATACCCCGTACAGGACCGTATTCAATGCCTGCTGCGACTTATGGGCGCGGGCAGATTCTTTTACACTGACGGCTGCGATACGCTTAAAACGGCATTGTGCGAGGCTGTATGGAATGATAAAAAACTTGTTGACGAAAGACTTGACGACGGTTCAACCGACATCGACAGCCTCGACAGTTTTGAATACACATTTGAACGGGATATGAAAAGATTTATAAGGGCGGTGTGAAATGCAATTCATAAATTTTTTGAAAGGAGTGTGGCAGAGAATGTTCCCTCTAAAGGATATTAAACAGGCTTTGGGCGTTAAACTTGCGATTACGGATGATATGATGCAAAGCATTGAAATGTGGCAGAAATGCTTTGCGGGGCAGGCTTTTTGGCTTTCCGACAGCGTTATAAGTTTAAGGCTTGAGCAGGCGATTACAAGAGAGTTTGCAAACATCACGCTTAACGAAATGACCGCAAGCGTAAGTAATGACAAATTGCAGAGAATCTTTGAAACCGCAACGGAAGACCTTAACTCCGAATTGCAGTCGGGACTTGCAACAGGCGCAATGGTGATTAAACCGTTAGGCGGCGACAAGGTGCAGTATATTTCCGCAAATGCCTTTGTGCCGATTGAATTTGACGCAAGGCATAGGCTTGTAAAAGTCATCTTTCCTGAATTTAAGAAGATCGGCGACAACTATTACACAAGGCTTGAGTATCACAGCCTTGATACCGAAAAGGGATTGACAATTACCAACACTGCATATGTGTCTGCAAGTGAGGGGCAACTTGGAAGAGAAATTCCGCTTGCGGCAGTTTACGAGTGGGCAAGCCTGCCGAATGCTGTTACATACCCCGCAATGCTCCGCCCTGCTTTCGGTTATTTTCGCACACCGATTAAAAATACGATTGACGGCTCATCTTGCGGTGTTTCTGTCTACGCAAATGACATAAATCTTATTCGTAAAATAGACACACAATTCGGCAGACTTGATTGGGAGTTTGAGAGCGGCGAAAGGGCAATACATGTTGATGCCGCAGCTTTCAAGAAAGAGGGTACTGAAAAACTCAACAAAAGACTTTACAAAGCTGTAGATGTTGACCTCGGAGATAATGAATTGTTCAAAGATTTTTCTCCTGCAATTCGTCAATCTGATATTACGGACGGGCTAAATACATATCTTCGCAGACTTGAATTTTCGGTCGGTCTTGCATATGGCGACCTATCCGACCCCGACACTGTCGCAAAGACGGCTACGGAGATATTATCGGCTAAGAACCGAAAGTACAACACTGTATCGGCAATTCAGAAACAGCTTAAATATTGTCTTGACGATTTGGTGTATGCTCTCGCCTTTTACAATTCGCTGACAACAAGCGGTTACACATTCGTTTGTGACTTTAAGGACAGTATTCTCACCGATGAACAGACCGAACGCACACAGGATATTCAGGACTTGAGTCTTGGAATTATGCGACCTGATGAGTATCGTATGAAATGGTACGGAGAGGACGAAAAGACAGCAAAAAAGAACCTGCCGCAGTCCTCGGAGGTTGTTGACTGATGTTTACTCCCGAAGTTACAGAGGCAATCCCGATTGCGCTCGAGCAAATTTTTGACAGCCTGCAAATGAGCATAATGACGGAAATAGTAAGAATGTTACTTGAAGCTGCGGAGATTATACCGTCAACAGGCTATAAAATGAGCAGATTATACGATTTAGGTACAAGCAAAAAGCGAATCAAAGACATTGTCGCAAGGACACTTAACCTTAGCGATAAAGAAGTTGAAAACATCTTTACAAATATAACGGAAAGCGGATATAACGAGGCGGAGAGTGCTTTTATTGAACAAGGCAAGGAGTTTATACCATATTCAGAAAACGAGCCACTACAGCAATTTGTGAGGGCCGTACAAGAGCAGACACAAAACGAATGTAAAAACATTACACAGTCAATGGGCTTTGCAAAGCGACAGCCTGACGGCAGTTTGGGCTTTACTCCCGTTGCAGACTATTATCAAGAAACACTTGATAAAGCCGTCACGGAAATTGCAAGCGGTGCGAGTGATTATAATACCGTACTCGAAAAAACCGTAACCGAAATGACAAACAGCGGATTGCGTACGGTTGACTATGCAAGCGGTCACAGCAATAGAGTTACCGTTGCGGCAAGGCGTGCGGTGTCAACAGGACTGAATCAGGTTGTGGGCAAAATCAATGAGGAAAACGCCGAAAAACTCGGCACAAATTACTTTGAGGTATCGTGGCACAGTGGAGCAAGGCCGAGCCATCAGGTGTGGCAAGGCAGAGTGTACAGTAAGGAAGAACTCGAGAGCGTGTGCGGACTTGGCACGGTAACAGGACTTTGCGGCGCAAACTGCTATCACTCATATTCGCCTTTCACTCCCGGCATAACTCCACGCACATACACAGATGAACAGCTCGACAAGATGAACGCAGAGGAAAACAAGCCTGTAGAATACAACGGCAAGACATACACAAAGTACGAGGCAACCCAAAGACAGCGCAGACTTGAAACCACAATGCGGGCACAAAGGCAGAAAATAAAATTGCTTGAAGAAGGCGGGGCTGACGAGCAAGCAATAATTAACGCTCGTGCAAGATATGTAAAAACTTCCGATGAATATGTGAACTTCTCAAAAAGCGTCGGACTTTCTCAACAATGGGACAGGGTAACGGTTGGCGGCAGCAGCGTTGAGGGTATTACAAAGCCTAAAAAAGCCAGTTCACCGATAGGCGGAATAAAAACTACTTCTTTGCCGATTAAAAACACAGAAAATCATACCTTTAAAGGTAAATTCGGTGTTGAAAAATCGGGCGGTAGTGGTATAATAAAAGAGGAAAATAAAAAGCCTATTACGCCAATAACAGATAAAGCTATCGAGCGAGTGCCGAAAGTTGATATTGCCGGATATTCTGAAGAACAAAGGGTTGAAATTCAAAAACAACATAAGGAACTTTTGAAATTTTCAAAAGAACAAAATGACAATAAAGAAGTTGCATTTGTTTTTCGCGACGGATTGGTTGACTATAAACCATTTACAGGTTCTGATGAAAAAATTGACTTTGGCACATACTTGGAGACAAAAGGGAAAAATTTAACTATTTTACATAATCATCCGAGAAACAGTAGTTATTCTATGAACGATTTGGATGTATTTGCAAATAAAAATGTTAGAACAATTACTATTGTAAAAAACAACGGCACAGTTGAATATTTAACTAAAACCGATGATTTTGACAACAATAGATTTGCTCTTGAGTGTAATAGATTGTATAAGAAGATAGTGGTTAAGGAAACCGATGAGGAAAAAGATAGATTTGTTAAAACTTTGCTAAATAAATCAAAAGCTGGGGTGATTTGGAGTGGAAGAAAATAAATCAAGAAACGCAATTATCGACGGACCTATTGAATTGCAAATAAAATGTATGGAAGAATTTCTTTCTACATTAACAGACGAAGAAAAAGAACGCTCAATGTCGAGTGAATTTGACTACTTGGAAGAAGACTAACCGCTCCTTGTGGGCGGTTTTGTTATGCGTGAATTTAATACAGAGATTAGCACTTAATCAATCAGATTGAGTGCTTTTTTAATACCCAAAATCAGAAAGGCGGTGACAAAATGAAAGTAAAAGTAGTTGTGTCGTTTAACGATAAAATGAACGGTCTTATCAACAGACCTGTCAATGAAGTCTTTGAATGTACCAAAGACCGAGCGAAAAGCCTTATTGACAGAGGTTTTGTTATTGAGGTTGAAGACAACAAAAATAAAGCAGATTAAGCACCCTTGCATTTGATTGCATAGGTGCTTTTATTTTACCCCGCCGTTGGTTTATACGGCTGAATTTCTACCGCAGGCAAAGCGGAATATAAGCTATGCAGAAAGGATTTATATTATGAAGAACATACACACACTTCTCTCTGAAATCGGTATTACGATTCCCGATGAGAAAAAGGCAGAGTTTGACAAGGCGGTGCTTGCAAATTACAAGACTGTTGCAGAGGTTGAAAAAATCACAACAGCAAGAGATAATTACAAATCACAGCTTGAAACAGCACAGACAGCACTTAAAGAGTTTGAGGGCGTAGATGTCGAAAATCTTAAAGGCGAGATCGCAAAACTCAACACAAGCCTTAAAGACAAAGAAACCGAGTATCAGACAAAAATTGCCGATATGGAGTTTAACTCTGTACTTGACGGCGCTATTTCAAAGAGCGGTGCGAGAAACGCAACGGCGGTCAAGGCTTTGCTTGACCTTGACAGTCTTAAAACATCAAAAAATCAGGCAGACGATATTACTAAGGCTCTTGAAAGCGTTAAGAGCGAAAACAGCTATATGTTCGGTTCTGATGAGCCGTTCCAAAATCCTGTAAAGAATACAGGAAACGCAGGTATTAAGTCAAACCCTCTTGCAAGTATGAGAGCGGCAATGGGACTTAGTACAGACGAAAAATAATTAATGAGGTGAAAATTTATGGCAAATTCTATTGCACTTTTTAAAACTTACACAGCCTTGCTCGATGAGGTTTATAAGCAGTCGGCACTTACAAGCGAGCTTGACGGTGCGTCCGACCTTGCGACAGCGGGCGCAAACTCCAATGAACTTATTATTCCAATGATTTCAATGGACGGACTTGCAAATTATTCCCGTAACAGCGGATATGTTGGCGGCGATGTTACCCTTACTAACGAAACGGTTAAATGTAACTTCGACCGTGGCAGAATGTTTACTGTTGATACAATGGACAATGTAGAAACCGCAGGCGTTGCGTTCGGCAGACTTTCGGGCGAGTTTATCCGCACAAAGGTTGTGCCGGAGCTTGACGCATTCCGCTTTGCCGCATACGCAAGTCACGCAGGTATTACCTCTGCCACACCTGCAAACCTTACCACAGGTGCGGCGGTAATTGAAGCACTCCGCAAAGGTACTACTCAGATGGACGAGGACGAAGTTCCGTACGAGCAGCGTTACCTTTACATTACACCAACTCTTTACGGACTTGTGCAGGATTTGGACACAACAAAGTCAAGAGAGGTTCTCAGCAGATTTGCTAAGATTATCACAGTGCCGCAGACACGCTTTTATACAGCGATTGAACAGCTTGACGGCACATCAAGCGGCAAGACCAAGGGCGGCTATCAGAAAGCCACTGCCGCCTCAAACATCAACTTTATGATTATTCATAAGCCTGCGCTTATTCAGTTTACAAAGCACCTTGATACCAAGGTCATCGAACCTGCTGTGAATCAGGATTCGGACGGTTACAAGTTCGGTTACAGAATGGTAGGCATTGCAGATGTTTACGAAAATAAGACAGCGGGCATTTATCTCCACGCTGCCGCTAAGGCTTAAGAAGGTGCTAATATTGACCGTTTACGCTGACGAAAATTATTATAAATCCGAATATCTATGTGGCAGAAAAGCGGTCATTACCTCCGCTTTTGCCTACTATGCAAGAGAGGCAACGCTTATTATTAATGCTTACACAGGCTCAAATATCGACGATACAAAGGATATAATCGAGCCTGTGAAACTTTGTTGCTGTGAGGTCGCAGAGCTGATGTATAAAGCCGATAATATGAGCGGCAGTGAGGGCATAACATCAGAAAAAGTCGGAGATGTGTCACGCTCGTATGAAAACTGTGAGGTTCGCAAAAAGCAACTTACACGATGTGTTAAATCCGCAGTATATAAGTATCTTGCAGACACAGACCTTTTGTACAGAGGTGTTTGATTATGTTTACGGATACTATGATGACCCTTTACAGATTTAACGGCAAAGGGTTTGACAGGCTTATTATTCCGCATTGCCATTGGCAGGAGTGCAAAGCCGCTAACGTACTTAAAAGCGGAATGCAGAACGCTGACGGAATAGCTATATACATTCCGTTAAATGCGCTTGTTCTTGCTCCGAATGATTTTTTATTTCCGAGCAACGGTCTGTTTCCAAACGCTGATATATCCCCTCTGTCCCCCTCTCAAGACATTATTGTAAAAGGTGAGTGTAATTTCATCTTTGATAATTCAAGCGACAGGAGCGTATCAGAGAGCCTAAAAACCTTGCGTGACAAATACGAAATTCACACAGTAATGAGTATTGACCGTTTGCTTTACGGCCCTGCGGATTTACAGCACATCAAAGTATCTGCGAGGTGATTAAATGCTTTTTAATGTAAATCAGCCGACAGATGTTAGCGGCACTCTTTCTCTCAAGTGGAATAAAGAATTTGCTAATGATTTAAACAAGCATATAGCAAGAGCACAACGAGAGGTTGACAAGGATTGCATTAAGCTGATGAAGCCGTACACACCTTTTAAAATGGGTGTACTCGAAAACTCCGCAACTATACATACCGTTATCGGCAGTGGAGAAATTAAACAGATTACACCTTATGCAAGGTATCTTTACTATGGCAAGGTGTATGGTCCTAACTATCCGATCGTGCGAGAAAAAGACGGTACGGAGCATATCGTATTCGGACACTATAGCGGTGACGGCATTATAATCGGTTGGCGAAGTCCTAAAGGCAAGAAAAAACACCCGACAGGCAGAGATATTCACTACAGCAAGGACAAGCACCCGCTTGCGGGCAAAATGTGGTTTGAGCGAATGAAAGCCGACCGCAAAAGGGATATTCTGCAAGCGGCGGCAAGAAGACTTGGGAGTAATGCAAAATGAATATAATCGAACTTGTAAGGTCCGTTGTGCAGGAGTTTCCGAAAATCGGCGAGCTTGTGCACATTGATTATTCAACAAATAAGGTACAGGATTTTGGACTTTCCCCAACAGGCGACACGCTTGTAAAGGAAGATATTTTAGGAAATCAAACACGCAATCACACCTTTATCCTGTACGCTACCTGTCAGTCGCTCAACGACTATGACCGACTTGTAAACAGTGGAATGTTGCTTGAACTGCAAATGTGGCTTGAACGGCACGCAGAGGGTGACATAGAAGTTGAAGTCGGCGACAACATTTTATACGGTGAGCTTAAAAAACTCACTTGCTCAAACGGAATGCTTTACAGCATACCTGACGAAAACAACAACGGCGGTGTGCAGTACCAATTGCAAATCACCGCCCAATACACTATTGAAAATTGAAAGTGAGGAATTATTATGGCAGCATCAACACCCGATATCGGTAAACTTAAGAGAAGTTACCTTTTACATTTTATTGACGCAAGCTTTGGCACAGGCGAAAGTCCAAAGTGGTATCTTATAGGCAAGGACATTGACGATATGTCGGTCGAGCTTAGTCCGGACACAAGCACAGTAAAGAACATTCTTGATGAAACCTCTGTAAATGACAACGGCTACGAGCCTACCCTTGACGCAGGTACATATTACGCAAATACAGGTGACAGCATTTACCCGAAAATCAAGGATATTGCAATGAACCGCCTTACCGGTGATGACTGCAAAACCAAAATTCTTGAAGTGCTCATTGACAAGAAAACAGGCCCTTATGATGCTTGGATTGAGGACTGCATCGTTAAACCGCAGTCATACGGCGGTGCACAGGGCGGTGTAAACATTCCGTTTAATGTTACATTTGACGGCAACAGAAAGCAGGGTACAGCGACAATCTCAGATAAGGTACCGACATTTACCGAAACTGTATAAGGAGTGATTCTATGCAGAGTTTGAATTTTAAAACACCCTTAAAAACATATGCAATCAACAATGATGAAAACACAGTAATCAAGATTAACACCACAGACTACTCACTCGTTGAGCGACTCAACAAGCTGACAGAACGCACAGAAGAGCTTGTGCAGAAGTACAAGAATATGAAACCCGAGGATGTAACCTTTGAAATTTTTCTTGATGTTGACAATGAAATCCGCCGAGAAATAGACTATGTTCTCGGTGCAGGTGTAAGTCAGGGTGCGTTTGGCGATGTAAATTGCCTTTCAATCTGTGATGATGGCAGTATGATTTTTGAGAACTTTCTCAACTGCGTTGTGCCGGTCATCGTAAGTGACATTGAAAACGCACACGCTCAGCAGAGCAAGCATATTGAGAAGTACCTCAATCAGGCAAAGAGGCTTGCAAAGTGATTGGATTACTTCCTACAAGCCTTGAAATAGACGGAGAGCAGTACGAGATTAATTCTGATTTTCGTATTGCTCTCTTGATTTTCGAGGCTTATGCCGACAAAGAGCTAACCTACTGCGAAAAAGCGGCAGTATGCTTGAATTGCTTATACAAGGAAGTTCCAAAGAATGTTGAGGAGGCACTCAAAAAGGCATTGTGGTTTCTTGACGGCGGAGATGTGCCGAAATCGAAAAAAGCTCCAGTCAAAATTATTGATTGGAGCTATGACGAAAGCATTATTTTCCCAGCACTTAACAAGGTTGCAGGCTTTGAAACAAGGATTGCAAGCTATGTGCATTGGTGGACTTTTCTCGGCTATTTCAGTGAGGTAGGCGACGGCTTGCTCTCGCAGGTAATGAACATAAGAGGCAAGCGTGCTAAGGGCAAAAAGCTTGAAAAATGGGAGCGTGATTTTTACAATGAGCACAAAGAGCTTGTTGACATCAAGGAAAAGCTCTCTCCCGAACAGCAAGCAGAACTTGACGCCGAAGAGGATTTTATAAACAATCTTGTATAGGTGTTACACAAAATTATTGTTGACAATACACAAACTTTGTTATATTATGTAACAGAGGAGTGATTTTATGAACAGCAAATTTTACAAGGGTTTAACTCTCTGTATTGCGGGGTTTGGTATAATTATAGGTCTATTAATGGCATATGAGTATAAAACTAAAGATTAACTAAAGGTTAATTGGTATAGATGATACATAAAGGAGAGAAAAAAATTGAAAAGAAAATTTATCTGTATTGTATTGTCAGCTTTATTTATATGTACTTTGTTTGGGTGTTCTTCTACTTCTGAAATTTCGCAGGAGGAAACAACATCGATTAATCAAAGAGATATTGACGGATATAAATATGGTGATTTTGACATATATAATTCATATGCAGAAGATAATGGGTTATCCGGTACTAAAATTTATGTAAAAGGTACCGTAGATGATGTTTATAACCGCTCAGGATTTATGTGTTTTAACGTTACTTCCGAGGATAACGGCAGTTGGTTGGCTTCATTCTCTCCGGGAGGAGATACAGACAAGCCAAAAAATTTAACGAAGGGGACAAGTGTACTTTTCTTCGGCGAATATGCTGGTTTTAGCGATGTTACTAATACCCCGGCAATATTGTTGGATTACATAACTGTTTATGGCGAAAAATACACATCATATGATTTTCGTAAAGATAAAGCTAATACTTCAACACCCGAAAGTAAAGTGATTACAGAAACAACAACCGATACTCAAAACGATAAGACTATTATTGATGAGAACGGAGTTAAAGTTATATACAAGGGTAAAGAAGAAACTGAATATGGTACAGATATAAAATTATATATTGAAAATAATTCTGATTATGACTACGAAATTCAGTTCCGCAATGTATCAATTAATGATTATATGTTTGAACCGATTTTTTCATCTTTGGTAAACAGTAAAAAGAAATTAAATGACAGTTTTACCGTAACAACAGAATTTATTAAAGAAAATCAAATAAGCAGTATAGAAAAAATTGACTTATCGATAAAAGCATTTAACTGGGGTGATAGGTCACACGATTTTGTATCTAAAACTGTAACTTTTGAGCCATAACAAATAAATAAAATTGTCAAACAGCGTACATCTTCGGGTGTGCGCTGTTTTTATACCACAAGGGGCCGCATTTTGCTGCGCCCTTAATTTTACAGAAAGGAGTGTGATTACATGGCGGTTGACGGCAGTTTGATTTTCAATACCAAAATCGACACAAGCGGTCTTAACAGCGATATTGCAAGAATCAATAAAGCTATTGAGGCGGCTCAAAAGAAAGCACAGTCGGGTGCAAGGCAGACAGCACAAACTGCTAAAGGGCAGGCTGATAAATCGTCTCAGGCGGCAAAAAACTCAGCAAAGCGTGAAATTACTGCCACACAGGAAAAAGCTGAACAGGCTCAAAACTCGGCAAAGCAAACCGCACAGGCAGCGCAAAAGGTATCAGAATCAGTCGAGCAATCTGCCGAAAATGTTGTTGATAAGGTTGAGAGCACAGCTAATCGCAACACAGAGGCAGTCGGCAAAAGCACAAATGATACTTGCGAAAGCGTTAAGAAATCAGTTTCTATGAGTGCAAAAAAGGCTAAGCAATCATTACAAACAGTCAGAACGGCTGTTGACAGACTGCAAAGCAAGGCGAAAATGATCGGCAGAACGCTGCTTACCGCTTTCGGTACGGCGGCGGTTGTAAGTTTTAGCAAGGAAAGCATAGAGCTTGGCTCAGACCTTGCAGAAGTGCAGAATGTAGTTGATGTTACTTTCAGCCATATGTCTACAAGTGTGGACGATTGGGCAAAGTCAGCACAAAAATCTTACGGCTTGTCTGAAAATATGGCTAAAAAATATGTCGGCACTTTTGGTTCTATGGCGGAGGCTTTCGGCTTTACAGAACAGCAGGCATTTGATATGTCAACATCATTAACCGCTCTTACGGGCGATGTGGCGTCATTTTATAACATCACACAAGACGAGGCGTACACAAAGCTGAAATCTGTTTTCAGCGGTGAAACCGAAACGCTCAAAGACCTTGGCATTGTGATGACGCAGAACGCACTTGACAATTACGCAATGGCTAACGGCTGGGGCAAGACCACATCTGCTATGACTGAGGCGGAAAAGGTAACGCTTAGGTATAACTTTGTGCTTGACCAACTCAATAATGCAACAGGTGACTTTACCCGAACGCAAAACAGTTGGGCAAATCAAACGAGAATTTTACAGCTGCAGTTTGACAGTATCAAGGCTACAATCGGTCAAGGCTTGATAAATGCTTTTACTCCGCTGCTTAATTGCATTAATCAGTTTATTTCAAGACTTAGCGTTGCGGCACAGAAGTTTAAAGACTTTACAGCTCAGGTGTTCGGCTATTCTACTGCAACAAGCAATGCGACAAGCTCAGCTGTAAGCGATATGTCAGACCTTGCAAGTCAAGCGGACAGCTCTGCTTCTGAGATTGAAAAAACATCGGAGGCAGCCGAGGACTTACAGAAAAACCTTGCAGGCTTTGATGAACTCAATGTGATGAGCGACACCTCGGACAACAGCTCAGACACAAGTACGCAAGCGCCAAGCTCTGAAATCAAATCAATGCAAAATGCACTTGAGCAAGCTATGCTTGAAAGCGACAGGCACACAAGCAAGACTATTGACAATATTATAAATTCGCTTGACAAGGTAAAAACCGCCTGCGTAACGGTTAAAAATTCGTGGGAGAAAGTGTGGAATAACGGCACAGGCGAAAAGGTGCTTGGAAATATTAACTCATTAATTAACACTTTTGTAGGCACAGTTGGTGATATTGCAGAGGCTTTTACAAATGCTTGGGACAAAGCAGGCTTAGGCGACAGCGTGGTGCAATCGTTTATCGACAAATGGAACAGCCTTGTTGAGCTTTTGGATACGGTAGGCGATACATTCAGGCAGGTGTGGAATGACGGTAAGGGCGAGAAAATTTGGAGCAATATACTTGAGATTATCCGCAACTGCAATAACTATACTGAAACTCTCAGAACCAAAATTAAAGACGCTTGGGAGAAAAACGATACAGGCAGAAAAATTTGGGAGAGCATATTAGGAATTGTCGAAGATATAACAGGGCTGCTTGATGAAATGTCAGCTGACCGCCTCGAATGGCTTGAGAACCTTGACATTAACCCCGTTGCACAGGCGGTTGAACGCTTGACCGAGGGATTCAGAAATCTGTTAAAGGCTTGCGGAGATAAGCTAAAGCAAGCATATAAGAATGTTTTATTGCCACTTGCAAAATGGACGATTGAGAAAGCTGTACCGACTGTTGTCAACGCTTTGTCTGAGGCTCTTGAGGCAATTTCAGATATAGTTAATAAGATAAGTCCGGATATGTTAAAAGCAGTAGCAACGGGTATTGGCGCTGTTGCCACAGCAGTTATCGCATTCAAGACAGGTAAGACTATTGCGAGTGGTATAAGTGAAGTCACATCAGCAGTTAAAAACATCAGTTCGGTTATTTCGGCTAACCCTCTGCTTATTATAGCAAGCGCAATAACGGGTATTGTTTCAGCGGTTCAAATTTACAATGAACTAAAATGGAGCAATTCTGAGGCTAAAAAGTTTTGTGATGAAATAGACGATGTGAAAAACAGACTTGAAAATACAACGCAGAAAATTACCGACACAATCAAAAATACATTAGATAAGGTTGACCAGCTCTATGCTGATAATACATTGATTGATGAATATCAGGATAAACTTGAAACCTTAATCAGCAAAGCTGAACTTACTCCCGAAGAACAGTCAGAATTGCAAACCATTGTTACATATTTTAAAGATAATGTTAGCGGCTTTAGCGATACATGGGATAATTATGTCACAATAAGCGATGGGGGTAAGGTCGAGCTGAAAGGTGATTTATCTGAGATACAAGATGAAATCAATAATACGATTGATCAATATCAATTATTAGCTAACAGTTCGGCTTTATCAGAATTACAAACCGAAAATTCTAAATCTATAATTTCAGCAAGAAAAAATCAAAGCGAATTACTTTCAGAACTTAACTCTAAGCAGACTCAAATTGAAAATAAATTAAAGCAGAGTGGAAAAACTTATAGTTGGCTTATTAGTCAATACAAGAAATATAAAGACAATTCTGTAAAAGCAGATGATAGAATAGACGCAAAAAATAATATTGAAACAGTTTTAGGTGATGGTGGATACGAAGAAATAAATTCCTTAATGGAACTTAAAAGTTCATACAATGAATGCACTGCTGAACTTAACAAACTGATAATGACACAAGATGATATGTCTGATGTTCAAAAAGTTCTTAAGGGAGATTATTCCGATGCCGCTGCCGTTTTGATGACATACAAAGCCGGAATGATTAGCCTTGAAGATGTGCAAAACTCGCAATGGAAAACATTAAATAAACTGGAAGAGGCTGCCGAAGATTCAGGAAAAAACACCGTTATGGGTCTTGTTGAGGGTACACAGAAATATAAGGAGGCACTTGTCAAAAACAGTAATGGTCTTGCAAATACTGTATTAAGTGAATACGACAGTGCAATGGATATACATTCACCTTCAAGAGAAATGTATAAGCGTGGACAATATACAGTTTTAGGTCTTGTCAATGGTTTATCTGATACAAGTATAAAAGTACAGAGTGTAATTACCATGATGTTAAAGAATATAAGCAAAGCGTTAGAGCCTATAAAAACAGTCTTTTCAAATGTTTTTGAACCCTTGTATAACATCATCAAAAAGCCTCTTAACAATGTTTTAACCGGACTTGAAAATTTTATCAATGGCTTTATTTCAGCGTTAAACGGAATGTTAAGCGGTGTGGATACGGTTGCTAACGCTATCGGCAAGCTATTCGGACAGGAATGGCACGCAGGTCGGCTTGATGAGGTGCACATTCCAAAACTTGCCACAGGGGCATATGTACCTGCAAATTACGGTGAATTTCTTGCAGTTCTCGGCGATAATAAGCGTGAAGCGGAAGTTGTTTCGCCAATATCAGCAATGAAACAGGCTATGGCTGAGGTACTTGCTGAATATGGCGGAGCGGGCAACGGCGGTGATATTCACATTACCTTGACTATGCCTGACGGCAGAGTGCTTTTTGAGGCTGTTGCTGATGAGAACAACAAAATCAAGAAACGCACAGGCAGGTCCGCTTTTGCGTAAGGAGGGATAAGATTGAGTGAATTTAAAGGCTATTTAATTAAATTCCCGAAAAACGGCTTGCAGTTTCCACATAAGCTCATAGCTAAAGAGAGTTATCAAGCCACACCTTTACAGCGTACGGAGATTAAAGCTTATCGTGACAGCAACAACCTTTTAAGGCGAGTAACATCACCGAACAACAAAACTAAGATTACATTCAATACCAAGGACGGTCTTACCCTTGCTGAAATGAGAACTATTCGCAGTGTTTTAAACGGTGCTATGTCAAATTCTCAGCAACGCAAGCTCAATGTTGAATACTGGGACGATGAACTTCTTGCGTACCGCACTATGACCGCATATATACCCGATATAACATACACGCCAAAGCTTATTACCGCAGACAACATTAAATATGCGGCGGTAACATTTACATTTATTGAATATTAAGAGGTGGTTAATTTGCTTGAGGTTTCAAGCCTGCACAAAAAGCAGACTATTGAAAATCTGATTGAAAACACGCTTACAGTTTCATTTCCAAACGGTGAATACGAGGACATTACCGAGGAAAACATAGCAAGCGAAAGTATGAGCCTTAAACAGTCAATTTGCGATGAAAGCAAGCTGAAATTTGGTGGCTGTATTGCCGCTGAAATTAACATTGACATTGTAAATTCAATTGACAGAACCTTTACAAATGACCTTGTAGGCAAATGGATAAGCGTAAAATTAACGCAGCGTTTTCCGAGCGGAGAAAAGTTGCTGCCATCTGCAAAGCTGTTTTTAGGCACATCACTTTTGCCGGGAGAAACCGTAGCTGCAAAGGAATATTATTTGTTTAGCGGTATTATTGACAGTGCCAAGCTCGACAAGAATAACCGCAATAAGCGACACATTGTCGCTTATGACGCACTCTCTATGTTATATGATATTGACGCAACAAATAAGCTGTTTAATTTATGGAAAACTTATCCAAACGGCTATAAAATCGGCGAATTGGTTGTGCTATGCCTTAACTACAACGGAAAGCATATGATTCAGGTCGAGGATAACAAAGAAATTCTCGACGAAGTAATAAACCAACAGTCAGGGCTTACCGTGCGTGATTTTCCGACATATAATCAGGCGTGGCTTGAAAATTCAGACACAATTACATACGGCGAGCTGCTCAAGAATTGTTGTGAATTGCTCGGAGTATTCGGAACAATTATTCCTAATGCAAGCTATGGTGTTTTTAGATACATCGAACTCGGCAAGAGTACAGAAACATACGATTTTTACGAAAATCTATATGCTGAGGAATATAACAGCAGCGGCTATAACGGCTTTAGTTTTTCTTACGGTTACTCGTTAAATGACAGAAAAGCTAAAACCACCGTGGCAGAGTCACAGTGGGGCGAGGATGTTGTAACATATGATTTTACTAAAAATGTAGTCTGTTGGCAGAAAGATGACGGCATTGGCGGCGGACTGGTGCACGATGTGCAAAGTTTATTGCATGGAAAAACAGGCGAACGATTTTATAATTGTTCCTACACACCGCTTGCAGCTACTCTTGACGGCAGGCCTTGGGTGCAGATTGGTGACGGATTAGAAATTGAAAGCTATGTTACTGATTCAAACGGTGATTTTGTCTATGATAACGCAGGACAACCTAAAAAAGAGAAAGTAAAAGCCTATGTGTTGAGCCGTACACTGAGCGGAATTAAAGCTCTGACAGACAGCATAGAGGCAAAGGGGGAATAAATATTATGGCATACACAAAAACAAATTGGGAAGACGCACCGAGCACAGCTACACCACTTTGCGCAGAAAACCTCAACAAAATCGAAAACGGCATATACGAGAACAGCATAGAAATAGCGCTTGCGGGTGACAACATCAACACGCTAAGCGAGAGAATAATTGCGATTAACACAGCCTTATCTGCAAAGGCAGATAAAACCGAGCTTGAAGATGAAATAACAGACATTGACGAAACAGTGACAATGAAGATTAATCTTAAAGCGGATAAGGCGGATACTCTTGCCGGCTACGGAATTACAGATGCTTATGATAAAAAATATCTGGATAAGGCACTAAAGGACAAACTTAACAAAATGCCGTTTGATACCGTACCTACAAAGGATAGTCCTAATTATATTACAAGTGGTACAGTATATAACAGTGTTTCAAAAAAAGCTGATAAGGCAACGACTTTAGAAGGTTACGGAATTACTGATGCTTATGACAAAACATATATAAACCGAGCATTAAAATTTAAACTTGACGCAAAGCCATTTGATACTGCACCTAAAGAGAATAGTCCTAACTATATTACAAGTGGCACCTTGTACAATAGTGTTAATGCTCTTAATCAGACTATTGCAACAAAGTACGACAAATCAAATATTGAGAGCGGTACAGGAGAATTATCTCCGGCGACACCAAATTATGAGGGCTGTGCGGGAAGATTTGATTATGTGAAAAACGGTAAAGTGGTTACCGTGTCGGTAAATATTACAAAACTTATTGCAGATAAAGCATATATCCAGATGTCAGGCTTGCCTTTCCCAGCAAAAATTGAAAGTAAGTTGTCGTGCATCGCTGTATACTCAACTACAAATAAGCTGAGGAATATAAGACTTGACGGCTCGTGGCTTTATATCAGCTCGCCAACTGATAAATTTACAGATGATGAGAAAATCAATTTTACAATTACATATATCAGACAGTAGGAGGTAAGTTTATGGAACTTAAAGAAAAAATCACACTCGATATGCTTACAAAGGATAGTGTGAGTGTATTAAGACAGAAGTTTGTTGTTATCGACGGCACAGAAATGCAGGTCGGTGAAAATGTCCGCAACGCATATACAAACTGTGAAAGTGACAGAGAGATTTTAAAGGAACAACTTTCAGAGGAATATTACAACGCTATTATGGCAGTATGGGAGGTATAAATATGTCAAAAATTACTTGTGTTGATATTTCAGAATTTCAGCAAAATATTGATTTCAACAAAATGAAAAACGACGGTATAAAAGCGGTCATTATCAGAGCCGGCTACGGCAGAGAAACAAGTCAGAAAGACAGTATGTTTGAAAGTCATTATAAAAATGCGAAAAACGCAAATTTAAAAATCGGAGTGTATTGGTACAGCTATGCTGACAGTGTGAACGATGCGGAAAAAGAGGCTAATGCTTTTATGTCAGTTGCTAAAGGCAAAAGCTTTGACCTTCCTGTTTATTATGATTTGGAGGACTCATCACAAATTGGTCTTGGCAAATCAACCTTGACAGCCATTGCCGAGCGTTTCTGCAATACACTGAAACGCAATAATTATAAAGTCGGGGTATATGCAAATCTTAATTGGTTTAACAATTATCTTGACTACAAAAAGTTGAAAGCTAAGTACAGCATATGGCTTGCTCAGTATAATGACAGAGCAGAGCTTGACTGCGACATCTGGCAGAACAGCTCATCAGGCAGAATTAACGGCTACAACGGCAGACTCGACACTAACATTGTATATGATGAAAGCCTTTATGGTGACGACGGAGATAAGAATGTTGCCGAAAAGCCAACATTGACTTATCGTGTTTTTGCTGACCATAAATGGTACGGCGAAGTAAAAGGTCTTAGCAACATAGCAGGAAGAAACAAGCAGGCGATTTCTGCTATTGCTCTTAAGGTATCAAGAGGTAAAATTCGCTATCGTGTGCACTTGCTCAACGGTGACTGGTTGCCTTGGGTAACAGGTTACAACATCAATGATAATCGAAACGGATTTGCAGGCATCAAGGAAAAAGTCATTGATGCCGTACAGGTCGAGTTTAGCGGCGTGAGCGACTTCAAGGCTACATACAGAGTGCGTAAGCAGGGTGCAGGCTTTTGGGACTGGCAGCACAACACAGAAAAAGACAGCGAGCAGGACGGTTACGCAGGACTTTTAGGCGCTAAGATTGACGGTGTGCAGATTACATTGACATAATTTTGGAGGTATAAAATGAAAGACAATATTATTCAGGCTACTGTTTCAGTAGCTATCGGAGCTTTATCGGCTTATTTTAACATCTTATTAATTCCTGTTCTTGTTCTCTTTGCGGTAATGGTTATAGATTACTGCACAGGAATGGCATCTGCCTACAAAAATAAAGAGATTAAGAGCAAGACAGGCTTGATTGGCATACTCAAGAAACTGAGCTATCTTGTTCTCGTATGCGTGGGCGGTGTTGTTGATTATCTTATCTGCGCAGGACTCGCAAGCGTGGGAATTGACTACAGCAGCTACTGCTTTGGATTGATTGTGGCTGTATGGCTTATTATCAATGAGCTTATAAGTATTCTCGAAAATCTGAGTGAGCTTGGAACACCGATTCCACCTTTTTTAGTTAAAATTGTACACAGATTGAAAGACTCGGTTGACAGTAAGACTGATTATGATACCGATAAAAAAGAATAATACATAAGTTTAGCCCCACACTTGCTAAGTAAGAAGTGTGGGGCTGTTTTTAATTGTTATCATCAATAAACTATTTTTAAAACTTTTTCGTGTTATCAGATATTCGCAATGAATAAATATAGATTGAGTATGTAAATGAGTATGTAAGAAAAAGTCAGTAAACACCCGATTTTTTGAACTTTAAAGCTGACTAACATTTGACTAACATTTTTGAAATTTAAAGCAGTTTTAGGCAATGTTTTACGGGAAACAGGCAAAAAGAAAAACCGCACACAAGCCTTAAAAACGGCTTGGTTATGCGGTTTATTTGTGGAGCTGGTGAACGGACTTGAACCGTCGACCTACTGATTACGAATCAGTTGCGCTACCAACTGCGCCACACCAGCAAATCGTGACTAACAATGTCTATTATACAACGAATATTTGAAAATTTCAAGACTTATTTTGGGAACAATATGGTAATAATTTACAGTGATTTATATTCACTTTTGTGGAATTATTATAAACTTTGTATTATAATTGTTGTAATAGTTAAAATATATATTAAGCATTTATATACAAAGGGTGTGTAGAATTGGCTAAATACGAAGGAAAAAACAGTTCTTTTGCATTAAGACTAAAACAACATCGTGAACTTTGCAGACTTACACAGCAGCAGGTTGCCGATATTTTGAATATTAACAGAACAACCTATACAAAGTACGAAACAGGTGTGTCCGAGCCGAGCCATGAAGTTTTAAGAAAAATTGTTTCTATTTTCGGCACGGATTATAACACTTTGCTTGGTAACGGAAGTCATTTCTTACCGATAGTTCAGGATCCTGACGATACTTTGAAACTGTATAATCTTTCAAATGACGAAAAAAAGCTTTTGATTGCTTACAGAGCAATGTCCGACGAAAATAAAGCGGATACACTTAATAAGATTAAAGAAAAATTGGAAATTACTAATAAGTGATTTCGGATAGCATGGGGTTAATTTTGGATTAATAAATGTAATAAAATCACGCATAAAATGAACGTAAAAATTTGTAAAAATCCTTTACATTTATTATCCTTTGTGTTATAATCAACTTGTTGACCGCTGCCTCGGAACAAGGGTTAAGCCGATAATTCGGATTTTCACAGCCTTACTCTGGGACGGTTGGCTAAAATTTTTACAAAGGTGGAAACGCAA